TACCTTCTGCATGTCGCGCATCATGGCAATCGCCGCCCTGGCATAGTCAAGTTGAATAGCGTATAGACACACTCTCCTCGCATTCCTCTCGTCGCCTTTGTCTAAGTATTCGTTGAACATCGCCATTAGTTCTTCCTCGGTGTTCTCTGCGTTAAAATTTGGTGATGACATACTTTATAAGTTATCTTTCTAAAAAATGGGTTTTGAGATAGCACTCCCGATAGCTTCAGCTTTCACCAAGGCGTCGCTCGTGCTATCCTATTTCCCATCTGGGACTACTATAGTCTAGCTCGCTTGTTTAGTCAAGCACGCTTGTATATATAACTGTGTATAACCAACCGTGGCTATACAGAGCCACCAAATAGTCCACATAAGGGCTTACGTTGCAATCCTAGCGTGTTTGCGGTATCGTATCCACATGAAATTCTCTGATGGGCTACCACCAGCAGCACGGAAGATTTATCTCGAACACATGAGGGCCAACGGAAAGAAGGGTGGAGAGGCCACCAAGAAGAAGCACGGCATCGAGCACTACCGGAACATCAACCCATTCGCTAAAAAGAAAGAGGTATAGGTTCTCCACATACTCACAGCTTATCCACATTTATAAATTAGTGGTGAAGTTCGCTCATGCTACATTCATGGTATGAGCTGTTGTTTTTACTCGCTAATTGTACCCTCCCCGCGCTTCACAACAGCGGCGTGTGGAGGGTTTAGTTCGTGAGTATGTCAAAGCACAAATATCGCCTCGTAAAGACAAAATTTTGGACTGACTCCTACGTTCTCGACAAACTCAATCCGGTAGATAAACTTCTCTATCTCTACCTCATCACCAACCCGTACACGGACATATCCGGTGTGTACGAGCTTCCCTTACAGGTCATGGCTGTTGAGACTGGAATTGATCGGGAAAACATCGAACGAGTTATCCTTCCCCGGTTCGAGAAAGACGGCAAAATTATGTACCAAGATGGGTGGGTCGCCATCAAGAACTTCAAAAAGCACCAAAGTCTAAATCCGAGCGTCCAAAAGGGAATTGAGGATGGATTGTCGAAAGCACCGCACAAACTAAGGGTTTTTGTAGAGTCTGCCACAGGCTCTGACAGGCTGTCACAGGCTCCGACAGAGTCCGAGGTATCTAAATCTAAATCTAAATCTAAATCTAAAGATAAATACATACTTCCCGTGCAAAGCACGGGGGCACAGGTGAATAACCTGATTCTGGCCTTTAAGGACATAAATCCATCCTATGAGAGACTTTATGCGCGGAAACCACAACGGTGTGCGGCTGAAAGGCTTATACAGCGATACGGCCTCGAAAGGTTGGAGAAGGTTATAGGCTTCATTGCCTCGAAGCGTGGCGATAGGTTCCTCCCAACCATAACCACCCCGATAATGCTTGAGGAAAAATGGGCGGCCCTTGAGAACTACGCGGCAAGGGTAAGAAACGAAACGGTTAAAAATAAGATTGTAAAAATATGAGCACAGAACTAGCCTTAAATATGCGCTGCGTGATCCTTAACGGCGGAATCGAAAAATGGATAACAGAGCATCAGGCGAAATTGATACAGGATGCGGTTGAGTCTAACCAAAAATTCATCCAACTTGGTGACGAGATGCTTTCGACGTATTCCATCGTTGGAATTTTCACACCAGCGACCCTAGAGGAGCGCAGTAGGCGAAAGAATGGGGAATGGCAGTGTAAGTACGGGTATTGGCACGATAGAGGAAACGAATGTGGTCACGCAGAAAAGCTGCCGCCCATAAAGGGCACCATCGACGAAGTTTCAGGAAGGGCTGTATACAAGGCGGTTCAAAGTAAACTCACGAAATGAAACTATGGAAATGCAGCTATGCGGACGCAAAATTCTCAAAATTCATTCGGGAACGCGACCAAGTGTGCCAGAGATGCGGCACAGTGAGCTTCCTCACCTGTTCTCATTTCTGGGGCAGAAGACACTCCGCAACCCGATTTGACCCCGACAACTGCGTGGCACTCTGTTCAGGACTTGGCTCAAACCAATGCCACGAGATATGGGAGAACAAAAAGAACAACGAATATAAACACTTTATGCTTGAGCGACTTGGAAAAAAAAGATACAATGAGTTGGAGAAGCGTGCTCGCTCGTTTATGAAACGCACGGACGCGATACTTGAGTGCATGAATCTCCTACATGGACGACACACACGATCCGAATTGGCGGGTAAAGATAAAGAAACATTATTGGCTAGTAAAGATAATAAAAAACCATGAAATTAAGAAGAATCGTAGAGCATGGATCGGGAGCGAGAAATAAACTCGCAAAGGGAGCGAAGTATCTAGCTGAAGCTGTTGGCTCTACTGTCGGGCCGTTTGGTCAAAATTTCTTTTTGGATAAGGGGAATAAAATCACCAATGATGGTGCGAAAGTAGCCGCCGAGATAGTGCTTAAAGATGAGATAGAGAACCGAGGAGCTATCGCTGCCAGAGAAGTGGCATCAAAAACTAACGACCAGGCAGGGGATGGAACCACTACCTCTCTCATTCTCTTTGGAGCCATTTACGAAGCTGCATCACGGAAACTTGCGGACGAGGAGAAGGGAAGAATTGCAGGGGTATCTCCTTCGGAAGTGGTGCGTCAAATTGAGAACGAGCGGTTAGAAATCACCAAGAGACTGGTGGAGATGGCTGAAGAAATAACCACCGAGGCGCAGTTAATTAATTCGGCCATCGTATCTGTCGAGGACAGCTCACTCGGTGAGCTTATAGGAAAAGCGCAATGGAAACTCGGCAAGACGGGCGTACTCCTTGCCGAGGAGAGCGCAGAGCGGGAAAGCTCGGTTGAGTTTGTAAAAGGGGTGAGGATAGATAATGGCCTTGGTACGAGTTTGATAATGAACAATCAGGAGAAACAATGCTTGGAGGTGGAAGATACGCGTATCATTCTCACCAACCACACCCTCCAAGACTTAAAACCCCTGCAAAAAGTGATAGAACAACTGGTTAAATCTGGGTTCAGAACCATCACTATCGTTGCGCGGGCCTTTTCATCCGAGGCAATTCAGATTTGCCTCAAAAACATACACGAAACAGGTGTGAAAATTTATCCCCTCAACGCTCCGTATGTAGATCAGGCGGAGATTATGAAAGATATGCAGGCGGTACTAGGGGGAACGTACTACCACGATGAGGCATCCTCGCTTGAGGATATGCAACTCTCCGACATCGGCTTTGCCAAAAGAGTGGTGGCGAGGAGGTACGATGCGGTATTTACCGGGCAGGACACCGATGAATCAAAGAAGCGCGTCGAAGCCCGTGTCATGGAATTAGAGAGTAAGCTAAGCGGAACACAGTCAGATTTTGAGCGCCGTACCCTCGGCGAAAGGATCGCCCAGCTCAAAAACGGGTTTGGGATAGTAAAAGTAGGTTCCCCCTCTGAAATGGAACGCAAGAGGCTTTTCGACAAGTGCGAAGACGCGGTGCAGGCGGTAAGAGCGGCATACCAAGAGGGCGTAGTCCCCGGTGCGGGGGTAGCGTTTAAGCAAATCAGCGAAACCCTACCGGAATCCTATCTACTCAAGAGACCCCTGCTATCTCTTTACGAACAAATCAAATCATCCGCCCCCCGCGATTGGGAAGTGGAGGCGTGGGTAAAAGACCCCGTAAAAGTATTGAGAATCGCCCTACAGAACGCCTGTCTCATCGCCGCGAGCCTCGCAACCGCAGGAGGGGTAGTAACCGCAGAGAATGCAAAGCTACTCGACGAACTCTTGCGTAAAACAGACGAGACAGACGAGTAGGTGTGGTATAATGCTTGTATATGGCAAACTCACGGGCTGGAAAAGAACTTATCAACAAAATTAAGGGGATTCCTAGTGCTATCAAAGGCGCAATAGGTCGTCGCATGGAATTGCAGAACGCATGGGAAAAGGACATGAGAGCGGGGAAAGGGGAGTATTACGAATCCATCTTCAAAACCGCCAAACGACACCCGAAGAAGTAACTATGTATGGCGACGCTGAATCAAGAAAAGGTATTTGAGCGTGTTATTTCTAAAGTCGGAAAAAGTCGGAAGGTGTCTATTTCAAAGGAAATGAGGGGAATTTACTCACCGACGTATGCAGAACAACCACAACGACTCACTAGAAGCAATGGATGGCAAGAACTTTGTGATAAGTACGGACTCACAGACGAATTCCTCCTCACCTCACTTGCAGAAGACATTAAGAAAAAGCCGCAAAATAGGAAAGCGGAAATCGAACTCGCTCTTAAAACAAAAGGAAGAATCTCCCCGGAAGAAAAGCCCGCAAATACTATCAACGTCAATATCTACACTGGAGAACAGCTTAAGCGAATTGCCGCCAGAGTTCTTAATGATAAATCAAAGAGCGAGGAGTCACCTGATAGACTTCCTGATAGCAACGAACCCGAAGTACGAGCCTAACTGGCACCATGAAGTCATTGCCAACGAGCTTGAGCACATCGAAGCGTTTGGAGACAGGGATTACAAAGTCCTTCTCGTGTTTGTTCCCCCAAGACACGGCAAATCAGAACTCTGCTCAATAGGGTTTCCCGCGTGGTACCTTGGGAGAAACCCAGAGAAAGAAATCATTACCGTTTCGTACTCCGCCGAGCTTGCTCAAGACTTTGGAAGTAAAACGAGGAGTACGGTAGGAAGTGAGACGTATCCGTTTACTGGTGTCTCTCTCAAAGAAGATGAACAAGCAAAAGCGAAATGGAGAACTAACCGAGGAGGAAGCTACACGTCTGTTGGAGTTGGTGGGGCGGTTACTGGTCGCGGTGCAAATGTCCTCATCTTCGACGACCCTATCAAAAACCGCGAAGAAGCTGAAAGCGAAGTCAGCCGTGAAAAAGTCTGGCAATTCTTCACCTCTACCGCTTTCACTCGTCTTGAGCCAAAAGGAGTGGTTGTGGTTATCCTCACTCGTTGGCACATTGACGACTTGGCGGGCAGAATCCTCAAAAATCCCCAGCTTTCCAAAAGGTGCAAAGTAATCCATTTTCCCGCACTGGCAACACAAAAAGAAATCCACCGAGAGGTGGGACAACCGCTGTGGCCGGAGAGATTCCCCGTTGAGTCTCTAAAAGAAATCCAACAGACGATAGGGCCGTATGATTGGTCTGCACTATATCAAGGCTCTCCTATACTTACCGAGCGGCAGGAGTTCAAGCCGGAATGGTGGCGCAAGGTGCCGCAGAGTAGTGTAGACGTAATGAACACGCGCAACTTTCTTACGATCGACACGGCCATTTCAAAGAAATCAAGTGCGGACTATACAGGATTTTGCGATAACAGTGTAAACCAAGAGAACTTTTGGCACTTCAAAGCATGGAGGATGCGTCTTGGCCCTGAGGAGTTAGTGGATGCAATCTTTACCCTTTACCTTAAAAGAAAATACGAGAAGATAGGAATAGAGAGCACGGTGTATCTTGATGGTCTCAAGCCGTATTTAGATGCTGAACAGAGGAAGCGTAATGTGTTTCTTCCCATTGTAGAACTCTCACACAACCAGACAAAAAAAGAAATCCGCATTCGCTCACTCATCCCAAGATACGCCGCACGGCAGATATTTCACATTGAGGGGGAGTGTGCTGCATTAGAGGAGGAGATGCTCCAATTCCCCCAGGGAGTGCACGATGACGTTCTTGATGCCTGCGCGTACCAGTCGCAGATAACTGCGGAGGAAGAGTTGGGAGCCTTGACTATCCACCTTGCTGACTACGAGGTGTGAAAGGCGTGGTATAATTATGTGACATGATCGGCGGAAAGATCACTTTTAAGGACGGCGCACCACAAGACGGCAAAGGAAACAAGCTGTCTGAGTCTCCGTATCAGCCCTCGTTGGAGGTGCGTAAACTATTCGCCCGTGTACAGAGAGACTTCCAAGTAGCGTGGGAATTGCAGCGAAAGCCCCTACGAGAGTTCGACGGGCACTCGCTCCTCAATCGCACTAAACTCGATCAAGAGACATTTTCCGCGTATGTGGGACTAGAATACTTACCCGTGCACAAGAAGTGGCGATGGCGCGGCAAGAGAAATACGGCTAGGAATAAACTCATCGGCATTCTCGCCCACATGCTCGCGGGTATGCTTTTTCCTTTTGTGTACGCCAAGAATGAGCGTAATGAGGAGGATAAAATGACCGCACGGGTTATGCGTATCTTGGTAGAGGACGCACTCAAAGGTGCCAAGTATGAGACCAAATTCCTCTACATGGTGCTCTCTGCTCTCGTACACCCTGCCGTATTCGTACAAGTGGAGTACGTTGAGGCGATGCAGAATATCAAACAGCGTATGAAAGACGGAACGATTGAGATTAGGGAAGCTGTGGATAAGGTCCTTTCAGGATTGCATTTGAACATGCTCCCTATTGACGAGGTGATGCTTGGGGATTTTTACTCAGGTACGGGGGACATTCAACGACAGCCGTACATCATGCGCCTTCGTAGGATTTCATACGATGAGGCACGAAGCATCTACGGCAAAAATCCGAACTTTAAGTATGTCGAAGCAGGTAAGACTCGCTGGATAGCGGGGGGAGAGAGCAATATACTCTTTGACGTTGAGTGGGATGAGGCGGATGGGAACTATGTGCAGGAGCTTACCGCCTACTACCGCTCCGAGGATATGGAAGTGTGCTGGGTAGGCGGGGTATTTATGGGTAACGAGAAGGATGTATATAACTCAAATCCGTTCAGGCACCGCAGAATGTGTTTGGTAGATAATGACTGGCTCTCTATTCCTATCTATGAGTTTGCAATGTCGGGCTTTGAACCACTTGATCCTGCCGGGCGCTTCGCGTTTTACAAATCAGGGGCATTCAAAGAGTATTGGGATTACTTAGGAGAGAATAAAATGGACGCTCTTCTGATGGATGGTACCACGCTTGATGTCATTAAGCCCCTGTTCCTTACCGGCGTTGCAAAAGCTGGTGGTGAAGTGATGATACCAGGAGCTACGATAGCCATGCCGAAAGATGGCGGAGTTGTACCTTACGCCCTTGGGCCAAACCTTACTGCCGCTATCGCCGCGATGAAAGAACGTCAGCAAGCCATGAGCGAGAGTACGCAGGATAAGATCATGACTGGCGTTACCTCGCCAAACGTCACCGCGACACAAAGCATTCAAGCAGAACAGCAGGCACGGGTATTCCTCGGCGTATTTGGCCTTATGATTGCCGACCTCGTAAAGCAAGTAGGAGAGTTAGCGATGGATTGTGTGCTTATGCACTCTACCGTCGGGGAACTTGATGCCTCAGCACCGGAGGCCCTCACCATGAAATACATGACATACCTTGTAAAAGGCAAAGAGCGCGGCAGGAACGTCACTAACAAGGTGGTATTCACTGATCGCTACATGGGCAAACAAATCACCAAGAAGCAAGCGGATGATCGTGAGTGGGAGCTGTACGACATGGCAGGAGGTAAGGAAACCGATCAGTATATCTTTGAGGTAAACCCGTATAAATTCGCCCGCACGTCGTACACCATGGCCGTAGACGCCGATAGGATGGTATCCCGCTCGATGGGAACCGATAAGATGCAGAAGGACTTGGCGTTTCAGAGAATGACCGACATGCGTGTTATGCCATTCATAGACCTTGAGGCGGTTGTGTCAGATTTCGTGATTGACGAGTATTCTGATGGAGACCCCGACCGCTATAAACGCAAAGGTGGCCCTCAAGATGAACTCCGGCAAATGGCCGAGTTGGGGGCAGAGCAGGGCGTGGTCGAACAGCCCAGCAGAGGCAGACCGCAATTACAAGACCTAAACTATTAACATCATGTACGATTGGGCATTGAACAAGACAAAACTCCACTTCGCCAAGGAAGAAGCTGGAGAAGGAGCCACGGAAGAGCAGGTTAAGGCTATCTACGTTCGTATGGCAGGGAAGCTCCCGTCCGAGGAGGTGAAGGAAGCCCCTGCCAAGAAAGTGGAATCAGAAGAAAAAACAAAGAAGGTCGTTAAGAAGAAAAAGTAAGTATGTCATGGGGAGTGAGATTGGCGTGCCTGCTCCTTAAACGGGAGTTGAGCCTGCAGGATCAGAATAAACTGTTATCCACAGTGCTATCACGCCTCAGCGCGCTCCCGTTTCGTGCTATAATTACGACAGATTCTAACGGGCAGATGCTCGTTAATGGTCGTGAAGTGGACATGGAGATGGCGAGACTTTTGCGTGAAAGCGCAAAAGGAGCGCTAGATAACCGGGCACTTAATTTCGTGTGGGAGCAGGTACGCTACCAAGCCATAACCTTGGGAGTACACCAGAACACCACACCAGAGCAAGGGCTGTTCGCAAAAGCGGCTTTATGGCTAGAGGAGGAAGTTCGCAAGAACCTTCACACTCTGGCGCAGGAATAGCGACCTCACGCTTATTATTTGAGAGTTAATTGGGACGACGAAACCCATAAACGTCAGGCAAAATGAAAAACGAAGAGATTATCACCGCACCTTCGGCGGAAGAAGAGGAGCAGAAGGATAAACCCGAAGAAGCTCCAGCACCTTCACAAGACCCTGTAGCGAAGGAACGCGAGAGAATCGAGAAGAAGCAGTTTACTCGCATTGAGCGACTCGAATTCGAGAAGCGCAAAATAGAGGAACAGCTCCAAGAGGAGTACAAAAAAGAGGGCAAAGCACCCGCTACTCCCAAAGACACTCTCGTTACCGTTGAGATGCTCGAAAAGATGCAGAAAGACCAAGCCCGCAAGACGGCGCTTGAGCTAGCTGACGCTATCGAGGATGAGAACGAGCGGACAGTAGTCAAACACTATCTCGATACTCGTGTCGTTCCTTCAGGAAATCCGCAGGAAGATTTGAAGTTCGCCCGTGCTGCCGTAAACTCGCTCCGAAACGCGCAGATTGCGGAGGAAACAGCGAGAAAGACAAATGGCAAAAGCCACCCGTCCGGCTCCGGTGTCCCAGCTCGTCCTCAAGAGGATGTGGTTGAGTTCACCGCAGAAGAGCTGGTCTTCCTTGGTCCGCCGTATAACCTGACAAAAGATCAAGTGATTGCGTCGCGGCCCAAAGCATAATTTCCATATACAGGTTCTGTGGGGGATTACACAACATAACCCTTCACATTATGGCAAGAGGAGACATACAACTCCGCACGCCGATTGACGATGCGTTCACCGTATCGTTCGGCACGGCTTCCACCGTCAAGGCTGGTGAGCCAACGAAGGGAGTGGATGCAGCCGGAGCTAGCCCTTGGTTGGGCACAACGGCTATCATGGTTGACGGCGACGGGACAACTTCCCAGCGCTTTACAGGTATTGCTAAGACTGACAACGCAAACAGCGCAGTCAGCACTTACCTCCCACTTCCCGGCGTCATTTACCGCGCCAAAGCAAAAGACGCTACTGGTATCGACACGCAAGCAAAAATTATCACCTTCATGGGTAAGCGTGTGGTCTTTGACCTCACCGCATCTGCGTGGACGGTGGATGCGGCGGCAGCAGATGCAGTAGCAAATTGTGTCACCATAGTCGGTGGTGACTTCCGAGTACCAGAATTGCATTTCGTCTACGCGCCTAAGGGCACGTTCTTGGCGTTCTGCGTCTCTGCGTAATTACTGGCTTAGATTAAGACTATATGTACGGTCTAAACAATGCTTCGAGTCCGAATCTTGAGCTGGTAAAGACAGCGCTCGACAAGATCCGCGACGAACAAGTCCTTAAAAATGCCCGCACTGGCAAGGCAGAGGCAACTGACCCCGTAGTGTTTACGCAGCAAACTGCAACAAACGCGGCGGTGGTCTCCACAGTGCAAGGCGGGGGCGGTTACTTTGAGAAGACGACGGATGATCTCGCCACAACGAAAGGTGTGACGATTAAGTCCCCAACTCCAAAGACCACCCTTATTGCGCAGTTCAAGAAAGATGTTGATGTTTCCCGCACCTTCATGGCTGACCAGCAACACGGTTCAGTCGCAAAGGCAATCCGTGGAAACACCCAGAGCTGGCTGGCCAGCCGCGACCGCAACGCTTTCTCGGTGTACGCTCTTGGTTTTACCACGGCGCTTACCATTGACGGCGTAGCACTGTTCTCGAATTCCCATGTGAATGAGAACGGCGACACTGTAGACAACCTTGAGACGGGTGCCCTTACAGATACCACGCTCAACACGACCATCGTCTCGCTCCGCAACCAGACCAATCAAACGGGCGTGAAGGTAGGCTATGAGCCTGACTTCCTCCTGACTTCCAACGCAGGCCACAAGAACGGCATGACGGTAGCGAAGTCGGTGCTCCGCTCAGGAACGGGCAACAACGACCTCAACTACTACTCGGAACTCTATCCGGGCATGAAGACGGTCTACAACCACTTCCTCGATGAGACCTCGACTGCCGCCTACTTCGTAGGTTCAGCAGGACATGGTGTCGAGCGCTTCACTCGTGAAGCTCTCTTCTCCGATCTTGTTGACTGGAAGACACAGCGCAACGACGTGTACATCTACAAGATGCGTGCTCGTGAGGAGGTTGACTCCATCGAGTACAGCGGCCTTGTAGGTTCAACAGGCGTATAACTATTAGCGTAAACGCAACCAACCATGATTGAAACAATCAAACAATGGGCAGGGACGGTTGCGCTAATGGCAATCGCTCTGCTCGTGCTCGTAGGGTGGGGGGCAAGCTCTCCTTCTTTCGGCGGCACGACGAACTTCGACCACATGGACGTGACTGACGGGTACGCGATAAACGGCATAAATGTTGTTGACTCTGCGCGTAACGCAGCGTTCGCTGCGGGGACGTTCACAGGAACTATTACGCACGGGAGCAACTCGGCGACTTCGACGCTCGCCTTACGGCTCTTCTGTGTAGAGTTCTACGCGACCTCATCGGCAACGGTGTGGAACATTAAGCCAAAACTCGACGGCCTCACTGGGGCCACTACGACACCATTCGTGTCTGGCTTTGGCGGCTGCTGAGCCTCGCGCTTCCACTCACAGCATCAGCTATGGTGCTGTGAGACGGGAGCGAGAGATCACAAATTAGATTACAAATTAAAGATTACACATGAAACTCACCCTTACATACTCGATACTATGGAGCCGAACTTCTTACAATGGCTGATACTACTCCTTATTGGCCTTCTGTTCGGGAAGGACACCGTACTCCCCTGGATAGCGCAGAAGTTCGGGTTTAAGGTAAACGGTAACGGATCAAAGGAGGTGATGGCGGATGTGAGAAATGCACTTCAGCCACTTCTCTCGCGTATGGAGAAACTAGAGTTTTATGCGAATCACGAGACCACTGAACATCTCTATCGGATTGAGGAAGTACAAAAAACACAGTGTAAAAAGCTGGACAAGATAAGTGAGCACCTAGAGGAAATCCGCATGAACGGCGTAAGAATTAAAACATGAAACTTGTCGGCCAACTCAAAGACTCGGTAGCAGGACTCCTCACGGGGACAAATTTATCGAATGTCACCAACCTAAATGGCGCAATCGAACGCGCGGCTAGGACATTGGTGCAGCAGGCTGATATTCCTGAAGCGTCCGGCAAGGAAGCCATAACGCTCTATGATGGGGTATATGACTATGTGGCCCCGGTAACAGTATTCGGCTCTGCCATTACTGATCTACGGCCCCAGGGGGTGTCACGCTCTATGCTTGACTATGTGTACAAAGACATTCCCGCTGACTTTGATCGAACAAAAGGGTATCTACCGAGTGGATACAAAGTAACGCTTGAATGGCGGAAGGGGGTGCCCATACTGCGGGTGTCTACCCCAAAGCCATTTCCTCGCGCAAACCTCGACCCCATGAAGGCAATTACGGGGTGGACAGCAGCGGGATCGGCATCGGGACTTGCAGAGGATGGGACGGTGTACTACGAAAGCCCCTCATCGCTGCGCCTCACTCTTACGGGAAGCTCTACGGGGACACTGGAGAAAACTATCAATCCCCTCAACCTCGCGAAGTTTGAGGATGTGGGCGTGGCGTTTCTCGCCGTGAGGATACCTAACGTAACCAACCTCACCTCTATCGCCTTGCGTCTTGGCTCTGACTCATCCAATTACGATGAAGTAAGTGCCACAGCAGGATTCCTCGGCGCGTGGGCATCGAATGAGTGGCTTATAGTCGCATTTAACTTCTCAGGCGCGACTTCAACAGGAACGCCTGATTGGAGTGTGCTTGACTACCTACAGGTACGGGTAGCTCATACCGACACGATGGTGAACTTTCGTGTTGGCGGATTGTGGATTGCCCTTCCTTCGCCCCATGAATTGCTATTCCAGTCCTCGGCTATCTTTATGGCGGATGGTCAAAATCCCTCGCAGACGATAACGGACGACAATGACCAGATACTCCTCAACGATGCGGCGTACACGCTCTTTGAGTATGAGTGCGCTCTGACTATTGCTCTACAAAACGCTGGGGGCGTGGCAACAAAGCTCACACAGAACCTCACGCAGATACTCCATCACCCGGAGTACGGCCTGTATCCGAAGTACAGTGCGGACAATCCTAGCCAGGAATTACGCACCGTAGGTATGTGGTATGACTGATTATGAGCAAAGGCGCAGATGATTTCGATTTCAGCCTCGTAGACGAGTTCGAGGGGTACGTTACGTCAAAAGACAAAACAAACGTCTCTCCTAAGGTTTTAGTGCGCGGATCAAAGAATGTCTACAAAAAAGACTCCGGCACTATCTCTGTGCGACCTGGGCTAAAACGTCTCGGTGTTTCCGATGATACGCCACAAGGTGTAAAGGCATCGTTTGAATGGAATACGTCTCTCGCGGTACAGCGACCCTTGCGCGTTCTTGGTGAAAGTCCGGCAGGAAATGACGGCAAACTCCAAGTGATGTTTGACGGCGTAACCGAGGGGACATGGTACGACTTGCAAACAGGGCTTTCTTTGAGCCGGTACATTTTTGATGTGTACTGGAACGACACAGAAAAAAAAGACCGTGTGCTGTTTGTGCGCGGAGACTCAAATATCTACCACTGGAGCGGCGGCATCGCAGTAGCAGCGGCACAGGCCGCGCTCGGAACCACGCTTACCCTCGCGGACACCTCGAAGACGTGGGCACAGCAAGGATTTACCGCTACCGCGGGAGAGATGAAATTCAAGATTGCGGGGAATACTCAAGAGTACGAGTACACGGGCGGCACAGATACGAACACCCTCACAGGGATTACTCCTGATTTACCTGAGATTCTGGCGGACGACGTGGTGGTGCAGTCTGTTCTTGTGGCGTCGGACACTCCGGCGGCGGGGTTTCGCTGCGATTTCATAAAAACTATTGGCAACCAATTATATGTGGGTTCTTACACCTCGCGTTTGATTTACATTTCGGCGAATGACAGCTTTACCAATTACACGATTCCCTCTCCCCGTGTAGCAGGAAGCCCTGAACTCTTGACCCTCGACAGCAATCCAAACGGCATATCGTCAAGACAAGGGAAAGCGCATGTATCGGCAGGCATAGGTGAGTGGTACATCGTGGAGTTTAAGGACATTGCCGTCGGCTCGACCCTTACCCAGCAGACCGTCGTTGAGAAACAGGAAACCTCCGCGAAGTCTGCTGCTAAAGCCCATGAGTTCATAGACACCATAGGAGATGACATCGTGTACCTCGACCAAGAGAATCAACTGCGTATATTCGGCGCGTTCCGCAACCTAACTACCCCAAAGAACCCCTCTATTTCCCTTGCCGTGCGCGAGGAGTTTGAGGAGACGGACTTTACGGGAGGGGCGGTACGTTCAGTTGGTGATCTGATTTATGTGACCGCTCCTCTTTCGGGAAAGGTGTACATCCATGAGACACGAGAGAGTGTGGATGGCAACGGCAACATCGTCTCGGAGCGATTATGGTATCCACCGTGGATACTCTCTGCCGCCCGCGTGGCTCTTATCGACGGTGTAGAGCATGTTCACTCAACGGAAAATCCGCAAATATACCAAGTGTGGAACACGGGGCAGTGGCACGATGATTCACCTTCTGGCGAGCCACTACCCTACGACTGTATTATGCGCATGGCCTACCAGAATGCGGAACGACGACAGGGGATGATTGCACTCGATAAGGTGTATTTTGAAGGGTACATCTCAGAAGGAACAGAACTAAACGCCCATATCCTCGCTGACTACCAGGGATCATCGGCTTCCGTTAATCCTAACGTATCTAGCATATCTTCCTCTGCTCGGCTGTTTTCTGGCTTAAATGCGCCATCGCTAGGGGATTCGTCTTTGGGAGATAACCCGCTCGGTGATGGACTATCTGACGAAGAAAACGACCAGGAGCGACTGCCGAAGTTCCGCGCTATTTGCGACATAGGCAAGGTGAATTGTTTTGAATATCAGATAATCGTGTCGTCGCAGACCGTCGATTCGCGGTGGGAAGTGCTGGCGTTTGGGTCAAATGCGAAACCTGTGGAGAACCAGCAGGCGGCGTTTCTTCGGAAGACTTAAAAATAATGGTATAATTTAGTATATGTTGACTGCCCTTAGCACAGCGTTTTTTGCAGGAATCATTGCCTTCTCATCTTTGTTTGGCGGCACGGACCAGTCATTCTCTGCTTTCAACCCAACAGGCGGCGGGACATACCGTCTTGCGGCTTCTATAGGAACCACGGACACTAGTATTCGCCTGTCCTCATTCAAAGAACCAATCTCAAACATCCCCTACACAATGGCGTACCTCGGCTCGGATGTCGGGTACGGCACACTTTCGCCCCAGTCCTCCCGCTCAGAGTTCGTGTCATTCTCTGGCATTACGCAGAACACCGACGGCTCAGCGACACTCACGGGTGTCGTGCGCGGATTGGTTCGTACCACCGCATCGGGGGATTGCGGAGTTGCTTCTACAACCTTGCGCCAAGCGCATCCGGGCCAAAGTATCTTCATCCTTTCCAACTCTCCTTGTTTCTACAAGGAATACCCGGTAAAGCAAAACACCGAGTACATAACGGGCGCGTGGGGCTTTCAAGGTACTGCCCCGACCTCAACCATCTGCGCTAGTGCAAATGAGTTGTGTAACAAAGCGTATGTCGATGCTACGGCCAACCAGGGTGCGGCGACCTCTACCGAAACCAACGGCGGTATTGTTGAACTCGCAACTGCCGAAGAAGCTGCCGCGTCGTTTGATGGAGGGGTGAGTAAACCTACCGTGCTACAGAGCAAGTACGCCACATCTACTCCTACCCCCTCGTGTTCTACGTTCTGTGTTGTTATCGCTACTGCGGGGAAGATTTCGCAGGCTTTCATCGACCTGACGCAGACATTTGCATGGGCGGCGCTGCATACTTTCTCCGCGGGTTTTCTCTCAACCGCTTCTTCTACCGTGGATGCTGAATTCACCGTAACTGGCACGACAACGCTTAGCGCCGGGATACTCACCGTCTCTACAACGACGGCAACCTCTACCTTCGCCGGGAATCTCCAAATCTTGAAAAATGCAACCACCACGAACCTTTATGTCTCTGATAACTGCGTTGGCTGCTCGATGACCTATACGGGCAGTTCGACCAATTTTAACGTAAGCTCCGGTGCGGTAACTTTCACCGGCTCTATTCCTACAAAAGCAAACACGGCGCTCTGCAACTATGAGACTGTCATCAACACATTAACCCGCAGGGGAAATGCCCATTTCACACGTTCAGGTATGACCGTAGCATCTCTTAGAGACAGAACGTCAGGAAATAGTGACGCTGCCTCGTACACTCTTACATGGAGCGGAGCGAATTTCGTCGTAACAGAAACCATCGATAACAACAGCAACTCGTCTATTAACGGCACCTGTTATTGGTATAGATAACTATGCCTACCCAAACTGAAGAACAGCGGCAAGCGGCTTTCACAGCAGCGGGCCTTACGCCAGGAGAGCAGGAGGCAGTAAAGGCAGGGCGTCCATACTCGCCCGCAGCTCGCGGCGATGATTTTGCGTCTGATTTTGAGTCAGGACTGAACCAAAGGGGGCTATCTCTTGAAGAAGCTGTGCGGCAGCATGGCTCTGTCACGGGCGCTTTAGAGTTTTTTGGCGGCTCCACACTCTCCAATGCAAACATATTAGATAACAAGATAAGTCTGCTCGATACGCGAGCAAAAGGATTGCCGTCATTTGGCGGTGATGCGTATGGCTCAAAACAAGGCGCAGAGCTTGGTTCAACCTATTCCTACGAAGACATCCTCGGCATAGGAAAGAAGAAAAAGAACATAGAAGATTTGCTGGCAGACGATCCGTATGCCGCCTCAATGTTTCAACTCTTGGAGGACACGCAGGGGACGGCGGATCGCAACTCGCAGGAGTTAATCGCCAACATACAAAATCGGTTCGCCCAACGGCAAGAGGAGCAGTCAAGATATAACGCACAGAACTTGGCAGCGGTAAAGCAAGCATTGAATCTCGGCGGTTCGTCACGCTACGCTCCCATATCGTCAACGGGTATTGTCTCAGCGCAGGAAGCGGCGGGAGTGCGTGCGATAGCTGATTTACAGGCACAGGAAGCGCAGTATATCTCCGAAGCACGGCAAGCTCACCAAAGTCAAAACTATCGCCTTCTTGAGCAGAAACTCAATCTCATTGAGGGCGTGCGGCAGAATAAACTTAAAGCCGCCGAAGCCTTGAATAAGGAAATAACCGCACGGGATACCAAGCTACGCACAGAATCGGCGGTGTTTGACGCGCTCGGCGCAGGAGCAACCGACGCACTCTCAGCGTACCAATACCTACGCTCACAGGGGCTGAACGTGCCGATTGAGGAGATAGACAAGATACTCAAAATAGCCAACCCACCTGAAAGCATGGCGGGACTTTCTGCCGACTACCGCACCTTCCGAGAAATGCAGAAGAGAGGAGAAATACCGAAGGAGTGGGAATACTTCGACTACCTACGGGCGGTGGGGAACGCACGGAGGGTGGAGACGGAAGGAGGGGGGCAAGCGGCGGTTGCACCACAAAAAGCCAAAGTTCCTCCATACGAACAGTGGTGGCCTGACTATCTGAAGACTCCTGAAGGGAAGGCGCTCGCGCAGAAATTTGGGGGAGATAACATCGGACTAGCAAAGGAACTGCGGAAAGTACATGCTTCTATGGGAGACACGACGCCACCCCTAAAAGCTACGAATACCCAGCTGCAAAAGCTCTCTTCTGCTCGCCTCGACAAGTCTCCGACTGCAACGCAAGAGTTTTTCTTGACAGGAACAAACACAACCTTCCAACAGTGGTTTACTCGTGAAATCTCGCCTGAAATTGCTGGCCCTGTTACGAGACAAGAAATGGCAGAGGCGTATCGAATGTGGCAAGACAGCACTAAAAAGAAATCTACTTCTGGCAGAACTCCTTAATATGTCAGTGCTTGATATAGTGCGGAAAAAGTTGGAGACTCCGAGCTTTTCTTCAGGAGATGTCTCGGGGCCAACGAGTCTAGGGCAGCTTCCTACTCCAAAACTCACCACTACGTTGGCTTCCCAGAAGAGCGTTACTTCTTTGGTGAAAGAAAAGTTAGAAGCTCCAACGAAGCCGCAAGGGTTAGTAAAAACATTACTGAAGAAAATACCGTCTGCGGTAAAGACTAGACTCAAAGAGTTCGATACAAGTGAGCGCGAACGGCTCGCAACGCAAACCATAAGGCAACGGGCCGTCACGGAACTTATTGAGCGACCCGCAAAGATCGGGAAGTTTCTGGCGGTAGATATGCCCGTGGCGTTTGTCTCTACGCTGGGCAAGACTATAGGCGAGCACTTCCAACCCTCACGAGAAGCACAGGTAGCATACAGAGCAGAGGATAAGCCAATAGACAAGATCGCGGACTTCCTTAAAGTTGAGAGGAGCGAATCGTGGCAGCAGATAAAGGAAGCGATTGACGAGTACACAAAGGACAGTCCAGTCGCGACGCCGTGGGAGAAAGAAAACCTTGGACTCACGGTAGCTATAGCAGGGTTCGCAGCCGACGCGTTCTTCCCCGGTGGGAAGAAGAAACTCAGTGAAAAAGCGATACAAGAGCTTGTGAAGACGGTCGATACGAAACTGGTGGCAGACATTCTTGTGCGTGAGGGAGTTCCTCGGCAGCTTGCTGAGGCAGCGAGTGAAAAGGTCGCACTGGCTCGAACGACGCAAGAGGTGAACGAAGCACTAAAAGTATCTTCACAGAATGTGTTGCGTACTGCGGCGGGTACTTCGGAAGAGATAACGCCATCACAAGCAACAGCCATCCCCAAAACAGTAAAAGGAACAGACGATATAACAGCCTCCATCTCCAAAGCCAAAGCCTCTGGTCAGTCTGGGGAAACTATTACTTTATATCGTGCCGCACCCAAGTTTCCGCCTGATAAGTTTGATGTAGGGACATATTTTGCAGATGATGCAGGAAAGGCAAGATATTATTCAGAAAGCCACTATAAAGGAAATCCAGCCGATATTAAGGTTGAGCAATTTACACTACCAAAAAGTGCCGTTTTTAGAGAACCAAGCACGGGTAATTATATTCTTAAGGGAGAAGCACCTGTCCAGCGAGCAGTCGCAAATGACCTCACTACTTCCATCAAATCCGCCAAACAAAGTGGTCAGTCTTTTGATGAGTGGGTGAAGGGGCAGAAAGCAACCGATATTTTAAGAACAAGAGCAACTGCGTTAAATAAAGAAGCTGATAATTTAGTAGTGAGAAGAAAGCAACTTTCAGAATTAACCGCCATTGAAGGAACGGCAAAAGCCACGAGAGAAAACCGCCGACTTATTGGTGAAGTAGAAAAAATAGATAAAAGAATTGCTCAAATAAAAAAAGAAAAATTTAATTTGGACTCCCTTCTAAAAGCAGAGTGGGATGGGGTTAGCGATACCGAAATTGCTCCCAGTCAGTTTGGTGTGAGCCGGGAAGTGGCGGCTGACCTTGAGGAAGCCATTGCGAGGTCACTCCCAGAACAAACCCCCCAAAGAGCAAGAGTAGTCCAAGAACTCCAGTCCAGCCGCCTAATTGCTTCATTACCACCAAATAAACAGATTCCTGTTGGAAAGTCAATAGCTGAGGAATACTCAAAGTGGAGCAAGGCGAAGGCGACGATAGCGAGTGGATGGACAAAAATACGCGAGGTGGCGCAGGATAGCTTCATCCGTGCGCGCAAGCTGCAGCAGGCGGTTACCGGCAAGAAAGTGACCGAGGTGCCGGAGAACATAAACATAGACCTCGCGGAGACGCTTTTTCACGGGCGCGTGCATACGCGGCTAGAGGAAGTAAAAGGTATCGTCACGAAGATTGACCGAGACATTGTAAAGACTTCAAAAACACTCGGCATAACTGACGACGTATTCAAGACGGAGATAGATAGCTTCCTCCATGCTCGGCACGCACTTGAGAGAAACGCCAAGTTAGGCGATGGAGCGGCGGGGCTAACTAACGCAGAGGCAAAAGCGATACTCGCAACCATAGAAAAATCTCCTCACAAGGCGCAGATACTAAAGATTGCAGAGGAAATACAAGCCGTAAATCGTCAAACACTTCAGACACTTCTCGACGCGCAGGTGATAGATAAAGAGCTGTTTGACCTACTCACCAAGACCTACAAGAATCACGTGCCACTTCAGCGTGTAATGGGAGAGACAGACGATGTGGTGGATGTGCTCTCTGCAAGAGGGTTTGATGTTAAAACGACAGGCATACGCAGAGCGGTAGGAAGCGATAAACCTGTAGCTGACATCCTGACGAATGTCGCGGCAAACGTTGAAGCTGCCGTCGTTCGTGCGGAAAAGAACTTGGTAGATCTTACAACGCTTCGTTTTGCGCGGGCGAATAAAGACCTCGGGTTGTTTGAAGAAATCTCACCGAAGGCAATAGGCAAGACTTTTGAAGGAGACAAGATACTATTTCAACAAGTTACTGATCCGAGCGTATTAGCGCTTCGAGAGAACGGCAAGCCTGTGTATTTGAAGGTCAACGACCCACGTCTGGCAGTTACTCTCAAGGGCGTAAGCACCGAGAAGGTGCCGACGCTGCTCCGTGGCATCGCATTTGTTACCCGCATCTACGCAGGTCTGCACACTCGCTTCAACTATGAGTTTGCTTTTTCAAATCTTGTTCGAGATACGCAAGAAATGATGGTAGAGGTGGCGAATCGTAGAGGGTTCAGAGAAGCTGCGAGCGCAGGCAAGAAACAACTTTTTGAGAGTAAAAAATCGATAGTTGATTTCCTCATGGGCAAAGATACAGCAGGGGCAAAGTTGTACGTACAAATGAAAATGGATGGAGGTACGACAGGGGGACTAGCTGCCTCGACGCGCCAACAGGTGCAGTTGGATATAGTGTCTATCCGGGCGATGAATCGTAGTAACCCACGTGCAGCAGCTATAAAAGCTATTGAGATGATAGATAAGTGGAATACTATTTTTGAGGATGCGACGCGCCTCTCTGCGTACAAGACCGCGCTCGAAGGTGGCGCAAGTAGAAAACAGGCAGCGTTCTTAGCAAAAGAGTCGAGCGTAAACTTCAACAAAAAAGGTACAGCAGGGCCGATAATCAACGGCCTTTACATGTTTTCCAATGCCTCCATTCAAGGTACAACCAAGGTTCTACGGGCAATGAAGAATCCAAAAGTGGCAGGCGCAGTTATTGGCTCAGTTGGCGCGACGGTGTACGCGGTGAATGAGTGGAACACGAGTGTAGACCCCGATTGGCGGCTTAAAATAAGCAAGTTTGACCGCTCCTCAAACATGACTCTTATGCTCCCGACTGACGATGGGACGGTGCGGTACATCACTGTCCCTGTCGCGTGGGGGCTGAAGCCCATAAAGGTGACGATGGAGTACCTCTACGACGCGGCAGATGGCATGGGAGACTGGCAGGACGCGATGAGAGGCATCCTTACATCTGTCGCAGAATCATACAATCCGCTTGCAGGTGACGAAAACCTCTTAAACACAGTTACCCCGTCGGTGCTGAAAGTGCCGATGGAAATATCTCGCAACCGTGCGTGGTACGGAGACCAGATACGTCCTGAGTACGACCCCAATGCTCCCGATTCAACGAAGTATTTTAGGAGTATTGAAGACACTCTCCTCGGCAGAGCAGCAGTGAAAGGAACGGCCGCGCTCTCAGAAGCCTCCAATGGAGGTATTGAAATATCTCCTGCGAATATCGTGTACGCATTCCGACAATACATCGGTGGTGTTGGTCGTTCAGCAGAGAAAATCATCAACACCATAACAGGAATCTCAAAAGGAGAAGATGTCCCCGCAAAAGAGTTGCCGGTCCTAAGTCGTTTTTACAAGACCACGGATGAAGAGACGATGCTTAATCGCGTCTTCTATAACGAGCGCGAGCGAATAAACAAAGAACAGGCACAACAAAAGATAAGTGACATACGCAGGATTACTCCGCTTTACGAGATCGCGCAGAAATACCTAGACGAAGGGAATGAAGAAAAAGCACAAGCCATAGTAGACGCCCTTTCGGACGACGACTACGACGTATACAAGAAGCTCAAGGCCGCCGATAAGCGGCGGGACACTTCTGCGCTTCAAGCAAAGATGCTCCCCGTGTACCGCTCTAACCAAGAGCTTATCTTGCAAGGCAGAGCATCCGAGGCGCAGGCGGCGGTGGAAGCGCTCTCTGACGAGGAATACAAGGCATACGAGCGTGTGAAAGAAGTGCTTGGTACCTCGTCTCCAAAAACAAAAGTAGGAGACGTGTACGGGCGGAGTGCGCTAGGTGTTGTATCTGATTACGCTCGTGCTTTTGTCACTGACCCCGGCAACGCACTTAAAGCACTTTTGACCAAGGAGAAACTGGGCTTGGTGGAAGGCAACCTTGTGGAACTCCAACGGTTTTATGGCATAGATTTCCGCGACGAAGGCGGGTCGCAAGAGTACAAGCGCACCCTCATGGCCTCACAAGGAATTCCATGGAGTGAAGCGGAGAACTGGAAACTAGAACATATCACGCCTGTCAAAGCTGGTGGCGACAATTCGGATGGAAATCTAATGCTCGTAGATACTCAAATGCACAATTTCTTCACCCCGATTGACATTATTGTAGGCAACGCAGTCCGAACTGGCACCATCACACGGAAACAAGCCACGGCGATAATGCTTGACTTCAAGGTGTACAAGATTATGACCGCTGAGGAGGTTATTCAGGCAATTAAGGACAAGTAAACCGTGGTATAATTTGTCTATGAAAATGCTCCGTTCTCCTATACGGTCACAACCATCTGCCCTGACGGGGGTAGCAGAAATACTGAAATTGGTACGCGAGCTAAACTTCTTGCGCTCGGTGTTAATTCACACCATCGAACAAGCAAAAGATGCACTAAAACGAGCTGAAATCATCCAGCGTGGCGAGAGAGGACCCCAAGGGCCGAAAGGAGATAAGGGGGATTCAATAGTAGGGCCACCCGGCCCACAAGGGCCACGAGGAGAAAAAGGGGAAGCAGGAGTGAGTCCGTCAATTATTGAAATCGCCGACTTCGTACAATCACGCATCAATCTCCCTAAGGATGGTAGAGATGCCGATGTTGAACAGGTCGCCTCGCGGACACTTGAGTTGATTCTCAAGAGCAAGAAACTCACCACTGATCATATCAAAGGACTCAAGGAAGAAATCGCCTCGTACCGTAACCAGCTTGCTCTTGGTAACGGACAAATGCGCGGCGGGGGGGATACGGTAGTGGCTGGTAGCGGTATAACCATCTCAGACAATGGGCTGGGGCAAAAGGTAATAAATGCCTCTGGTGGTTCGACTGGTTCGACTGAATGGCTTACCCCCACTGGCGACGTGGATGCAATGAACGTCGTTTTTGGCGTTGCAAGTGAACCAAATGAGGTGCTCTCTGACGGTATTGTGTATGTATCGGGACAGGGCTACTCTTATGGGGGTGGAAATATAACCCTATCAGTACCCCCGTCTCAATACATTCGCTATCGGTAACATGAAAAAAACACTCATCATCTCTTCGATTATCGGGTTGTTCTTGGGGGGAATCATAGGCGTACAGTATTTCAAACAGTATTTCAAAAGTGCGGAACCGACTTTGGGAGCCGCTGTTTCTTGGGATGGGAACTTTTCAACACAAATCCTCCAACCCATGCAAGCGTTTTGGGGCGCACAAATACGCGGTGATCATTTTGTTTCAACCTCTACCACAGCAATAAACACCCTCCCGCAAGCATTCTTTACCCAAGCATCGTCAACGGAATTTTGTCTGACGGGGGACACCTGTATCGGTGTGTGGCCTATAGGCGGAGTCTCTACAGGCGGAGTATCTACCTCTACGAACGAAACAGCAGGCCGTGTCCCGTATTGGACGAGTAATTCAGGCACTCCGGCCCTCTTAGGTGAAATAGCCACCGGCACCGTCTCATCCTCTGGCGGGATCACCACCACGGCATCTCGCTACGTCCTCAATGGTGCATTGACTATTGGCTGCACAGCGGCTACGGCCGCAGCCACGGGATGTCTTCAAAGTGCCGACTGGAGCAACTTCAACAACAAGATTTCTTCTTCCTCACTCTCTGCGGGCTTTCCTCTTTCATACGATTCAGGCACGGGAGCCTTTTCATGGATTGGTCTAGCCAGCTCATCAAACATCGCAGCTCCACAGGTTCTCTACGCCACCGGAGCTAACACGTTTGCTTCAGTAGCTACAGGCACAATCTCCTCTTCAGGAGGAATTACGACCACAGCTGGCCGTGCGGCTCTTGGAGGGACGCTCGCCATAGGCTGTACGGTCGCTGATGGTAGCAACGCCGGGTGCCTCTCCGCGACTGATTGGAGCACGTTCAATAGCAAACAAGCAGCTATTTCCGTCACCTGGCCCATCACGCTTTCAGGGGCGACGGTGGGCTTCAACGGCCTTGCTACAACGTCAACCTGGACTAATGGACAGCTCGTCTATGTCAACAGTGGCAATACCGTCACGAGCGTAGCCACAACCACTCTCTCAGGAACCGCCAACCAGATCTCTATTTCAAATTCTCCGGTAGTCATAGGTGCATCTGGCGCGGTTCTTTCACTTCCTTCCCACGTCATTTTCCCTGGAAACTTCCAAGCTACGCAATCCACAACGACCCACGCCACGACCACGGGCAGCTTCTACATCACCCCGCTCGGCACTGCCGCAGGCACCTTCCTGGCCGCAGACCCCACGGGCCGCGTCATTGCGACGACGAGTCCGAGTGGCGCACCTGGAGGCTCTAACACCCAACTCCAATTCAATGACAATGGGAGCTTTGGTGGAGCGGCTATTACCTATGAGATTTTTGATGGCTGGGTGCCCGCACTACGCGGCGATTCAAACGGCCTACACATTCTAGGAAACGGCGGCGTAGCGGCACTTTTCTCCGATGATACTTACTCCAGAGGATTCTCTGCCGAAGCAACCGACGTAAACATCTATGCAGTCAGTGATCCTGGCGAAAAGATACGGCTTTTCACCCAGGGCGGTCAGTACGATTTCGCCGGTGATTTCGCCAACCTTAAGTATGGTATCCTCGACTTCTCCTCTATTGCCGCTACCGACAAACGGTTCCTTCTGCCTAATCTCTCCGGCACCTTCCTTCTCGCCACCGGTACACAGAACTTCATTTTAGGAAATGGCACGTCCTCCAGCGCCACCACCACCAACCTCTTCGCCACCACCGCAAGCTCGACCAACCTCTTCTCGACGTCACTCACCACCGGCCTTGCAACCACCAGCCAGGCGACCACAACCGTTCTCTCTGTCTCACGCATAGCCTCCACCACTGCCCTCACCATCTCCGGCCTCGGCAACGGCTCCACCCAGTGTCTCCAGATCAGTGGAACGGGAGCAGTATCCGGAACGGGAAGTGCTTGCGGTGGTGGCAACTCCAAGTGGGCTACTTCGACGGCAACCGGATATCCGTCCGATACTGGCATTTCGCCAAACGGAGCGATCTTCGTCGGCATCGGCACCACGACGCCGCGCTGGGCGCTCCAAATTGCCTCCTCGACCAGATCACAGCTCACGCTCACCGACCAGAGTGCGGGCACAAACCTCAAGCACTGGTCGGTGCGCTCAGCCGGAGGCAACCTCTACTTTGCGACGAGTTCCGATAGCACATTTGCGACGTCGACGGGGGCTGGGCCGCTCACAATCACAGGCAACGGCAACGTCGGGATTGGGACGACGAATCCTATAAACGGCAAGCTGGAAATCTCGCAAATTTCGGCGAGCGCGGTAAGCGTATATGCGGGGGCCAATATGAGTTCCGTCAACGCAGCTCCGACATTCCGCGCACAAGCCTACTCTCCATCGTATGAGCTCCTTGATAAGGACGGAGTGCAAAACTGGTACTTTGGGCTAGACGACAATGATAGCGACAAACTCAAAATTGGCCGCGGTTACGGGCCGCATCAGGGGGTTGCCGTGGCGATTACGATCAACACCTCCGACGACGTCGGCATCGGCACTAACGTGCACAACAGCAGGTTGACCGTCACCGGCGCTTCGGGCGCATCAACGAATGCCGATAGCGGCGTTGGCATATTTAAATTGACGACTGGCACGGGGCTTTCTACTGACAATTCGCTTCTCTTTGGCGTTCTAGACGACAACTACAGCTGGATACAGGCCTCTGATCCTGGCAACCAGACGCGCAATCTCGTTCTTCAAGCCTCTGGTGGCAACGTCGGCATCGGGACGACGAGTCCAATTTCGATGCTCGACATCAAGGCAGCCACAGGTGACGGCAGCGGCATCCATCTCGAACGTAACGGATGGACGTCCAAGTTCCGTATCGGAGCAGTCGGTGCTGAGGGCGATGATTTCTGGCTCACCAATAATTACAAGGTATCGACCGGTGCAGTAGACTCGGCAGGTGATAGTGGTTCGACCTTCACTCGCTTGGGCACCAATTTTGTGAGTTTTGGTACCGCGCTTGCCGGAGCAGGAGTTCCGGTCGAACGTATGCGCATCGACAGCAGCGGCAACGTCGGCATTGCGACATCTTCACCGTGGCGGAAGCTCTCGGTCACCGGCACGGTCGCGGTCAACGGCCTTGGCACGGGCACCGGCGGTAATTATGTCTGTATAGACACGAGCACGTGGGAGATCTTGCGCGGCAATGGCTCTGCCTGCACCGCTTCTTCGATTCGCTTTAAGGAAAATATTGAGAACATTAACTACGGTCTTGCTTCGCTTCTTAAGCTTCGTCCGGTATCCTTCGCCTTCAAAGCGGATTCAAATATGGGCGAGGGGACACGTCTGGGCTTTATCGCAGAAGAGATGGCGACGATCATTCCTGAGGTGGTCACATTCGACAGCGAAGGGCAGCCGTTTGGTCTCGACTACCCGGTCCTTACCGCTGTGCTCACTAAAGGCGTACAGGAGCTTTACACCGGCATTGCGCCGATGTTGGCCACGACCACCGCCTACGAGCTTACCCTTACGCCAACCACGACTGTCTCCACGACGACACCGTGGGTGGGCACGTTTGGCAACGCGAGCACGGGCCTTAAGGACGCGATCAACCATTTCGCGGTGCAATTCTATCAGCAGTTTAATCGCACCCTCTCACCGCGCGTCATTCGCGGCGGCGTGTACGCCATCGTGGGTATATTCGATCGCATCTTCGCTAAGGAGGTGCACACGGACAAGCTCTGCCTCGCGGATAGATCGGGTGAAACTTGTATTACCCGCTCGCAACTCGATGCGCTTATCGCCGGAGTCGCCGCGGGTGGCGGAACGCCTGCCGACCCAGCAACCCTTCATTTAAATGGCCTTATCAACTCCGACGGAATCATAAACATCTCCACACAATGACCCCCTCCATTACCAACATGCGCGGTTCGCCTATGTAGCAATGAACTCACCCAAGATTGTTTTTCTTGACCTCGAAACGCGACCCTTACTGGGTTACACGTGGGGGAGATACGAGACGAACGTTTTGGAAGTTTATCAATCGTGGGCCATCCTCTCCTTCGCCTACAAATGGCTTGGAGAGAAGCGCATCCACATCAAAGCGCTCCCTGACTATCCGAGGTACAAGAAGGACAAGCAGAATGACCGCGACCTTGTGCGCGACCTATGGAAGCTCCTCGACGAAGCGGAGGTGGTGATTGCCCAGAATGGGGATTCGTTCGACATCAAGAAGGCACGCGCACGTTTCATCTACCACGGGCTTAAACCCACCTCGCCTTTTAAGACCATCGACACCATGAAGGTAATGCGCCACCGCTTCGCATTTGATAGCAACAAGCTCGACGACGTTTCTAAGGAGCTGAAGATCGGCGCGAAGCTCCCACACACCGGCTGGAATCTCTGGAAGGGCTGTATGGAGGGGAACATGAAAGCGTGGGCGCTCATGAAGCGCTACAACGTCCACGACATCCGGCTACTCGAAAAGCTCTACCTCAGACTTCGGCCGTGGATAGAGAACCACCCCAACTACAATCTCTACTTAGGCTCCCGCATGAACTGCCCCAACTGCGGCGAGCCGACACTTCAGAAGCGGGGAACGTTAGTACAGCGCTCATATATCTATATTCGCTACCAGTGCAAGAACTGCGGCAGGTGGAGCAAAGGAGAAGCACTTAAAAGCCTAAAACCTGTTTCATGAGTGAGAATCCGAAAGACAAAGTAGGTCGAACTAAAGTTCCTTTTCATGTGATTCCGCCTCAAGTGTTGGCGGAAGTAGCGCTCGGCCTCTTTGAAGGTGGGAGGAAGTACGGCGAATATAATTATCGCGCTGCCACCGTCGCAATATCCGTCTACTACGACGCAGCTCTCCGGCATCTAACGGCCTTCTATGAGGGGGAAGACATCGACCCCGACTCCGGCCTTCACCACGTCAGCAAAGCCATCACCACACTCACAGTGCTGCGCGATGCCCTCCTCAACAACAAGTTTTTAGACGACCGACCTCCGAAGCCGACTAACGCAGAGTGGATGAAAGAAGCAAACGCCAAAGCAGCCGCCATTGTGGACAAGTACCCTAATCCAGTGCCGCCGTTTACTGATACTATGAAGGGTACATGAACCGTGGCGTTGATCTTGAACGCGAGATAGCCGAACAGCGTGGCGATGAGTGGAAGTTTGGAGCCGCCTCTCCCGCGTGCGTCTTTGCCGTATCCCTCAAAGATCGCAGCCTCTCCCTACCCAATGGCGAGCTTCAGCAGGGCTTGGAAGATTTTAGCGATTGTGTCACTCGCGCTTACCTCAACATTCTTGAGACGAAGTTCACCTACCGCTACCGCGCCAATCTCATCAAGGAGGAAAACGCCAAGTGGCTTTTCGAGAAAGGCTACGTCACATTCCGCGACGGCCTTCCCTACGTTGAGTTCAGTGACCGCTTCACCGCGATCAAGGGCGGAACCACCCGCACAGGTGCCTCCCTCAAAGCACCAGCCCAGGCCATTCACCAGTACGGCCTTATTCCAAAGTTCATGCTGCCCAAGGAGCCGACTATGCGCTTTGACGACTACCATGATCCGAGCAAGATCACGCCGGAGATGGAGGAGATCGGCAAGCAGTTCCTTCGTCGCTTCGCAATCAACTACGAGCAGGTTTCCGTTGCCGACCTCGACGCGCTTCTCACTATGGATATGGCGAACATTGCGGTGTGCGCGTGGCCGGAGCCGCAAAATGGCGAATATCCGCGAACCGATGGCCCTTTCAACCACGCAGTCATGGCATTTGGCCTTCCACGAACCTTTATATTCGACAACTACCCTGAGACGTATTCCGACTCGCGAGAGTGGGTGAAGAAGATCGCCGCCAATTACAAAATCTACGACTATGGCTACCGCATCTACGTCTCATCCGAGACGACCGAGGAAGAGCGTCGCATCCAACTCACCATCTTCCAGGTGCTCCTCAAGTACGGCCTCATCAGCTTCTTTGCGGAAGCATGGAGACGCTTTTGGAAACCGGCTATAGACACTTCCCCTACCGTTCCCCCAGTGCCGGCACCAGCGCCGGAGAGCAACCGCGAGCGGCTTCACGAGGAGGCACTTCTCTCCATCGGCACCGACGCTTCACCGCTCGACCACACCCCCGACGAGTTCGGCTGTGCTGAAAGCCTCTCACTCATTGTCAGGCGAGCCTTTCCCGATTTCAAAGCCCCGTTCACCTCAACCATCGACCTCGCCGCCTATCTCGACAAACGCACCGACCTCTTTAAGCGCACCATAATATACAAGCCAGGATGCATTATCGTCTCTCCACGAGTAGGCACCGTGCCAGGTCACTGCGGCTTCTTTACCGACGGCTCCCGCATCATCTCCAACGACAGCAAGAGTGGCCTCATGCAGAACAACTACAGTTGGAATGGATGGGTGCAAGAGTTCAAGGATCGTCGCGGACTTCGTATTTTTATATGGGAGCCTCTATGACTTACTTTGGTTCACAGCAAGGGAGCGCGTTTGGGGAGGATCACTTCCCCTCTACGCTACATGTCTCCCTACGGGGAAATGACCAAAAGAACACCCATAAAAAAAGGCTTTTTGAGCCATTTCCCCAGGCTGTGGACATTGCACGTTTTATGAGGGGCGCTTATCAGATATAATATACAATATGGCACCCAGCTACATAGCAGCGATTGCGGCCATCTTAGTAAACCTTCAGGGTTTGCTAGGCCTCGATTTCTTGCCTGACCAGTGGGTAATGTTCTTGACCGTCGGCTTTGGCATAGTCATTGCCATCCGCCAGATTCTCACAGGACGTTCCACCGTTGTCGGCAAACGACCGAACTAGCAACTTCTCCGTTGGTTCTCGTCGAACCATTCGGGAATGAGAAGCGACTGAAACTCCCCTATATTCGACACTTGTTTTCGACACTGTGCATCTATCTTTTCTGTAATAGCCTCGCACTCGCAGCCCCACCCCTCTCCAGACAGTTGGAGGCGGCTTCTTCACACCCCCAGGAGATAATTCTTTCCGTCGCTGACGAGTACGGCGTCTCGCGCTCTTTGATGACCAACATAGCATACAGTGAGTCTCGCTTCGATCCGTCAGCTGACAACGGCTATGACCGAGGACTTTTTCAAATCAATCGCAGGTACCACCCTGACGTTTCAGACGAGTGCGCCTTTGACGCTCTGTGCTCGACCAGGTGGGCCGCACAGCGTATCAAGGACGGCTATGCCCACGAGTGGGCTTCTGCTAACTGCTACCTATTCGTCAAAGCTCGTATCAAAGGACTTCCCCCGTCGAGTGAGTTAAAGCCCAACAGCACGCCTAAAATCGGCGCTGTGGCCTTGTTTGATTACGATGGAGTGAAACACTACGCCGAGGTAGTGTCGCTCAGTGCTGACCATTTTAGAGTGTTTGAGAGCAATTACACGGCGGGGCTCATCGACTACCGCGACGTCTCCTACGCCGACCCCTCACTTAAAGGATTTTGGGACAAGAGTATGTAAGGTCGAGCAGATTGTCCCAATCAAATAGAAAACTACTGTGGCTAATTCGACTGGTCACGGTTGGTAAACACTTTTAGGAAGCAAAAAGCCCCTTCTTAGGGGCTTTAGCTTTACTTCTGAAGTTTTTTGATGAAGGAAGGGGTTATCCACAGGTCTAAAAAGTGGCCCTATACACTCGTATCCATGTGTTTTTCATGATATAATTAAGGTGAACATCACAGTTCTTTTAAAAGAGAACTCGATGAGAAAACGCTCCACCAGAAGACGCAAGCGGATTCGTAGTTTCCGCCGCGCGTACAACATGATGCTAGTCGCTCTCTTGAATGGAGGAAACTATGTCGGAGAGTTTGAAGAAACGTCGCGCGGCTCTGAAATGGATGCGCGACTACAACCGCCGCACTACGCTCGACTGCGGCCACCACAGGGGGAATCTGCCGCCCGTAAAGGTCGGAAAGTTCACCGTATGTGGTGAAGGATGCGCTCGGTTCATCTACCAGCAACACGCCAAGGAGGATGCCCATTTGCAAATCGTGGCGAAGAAGCCGCGATGAGCCGCGAGGACAAGCTTCTTTTGTTGCTGTACACGCCGAAGTGCGGGTACTGTAACAGTGACCTCTCCGATATGGAGAGACTCGTGTTCGACCACAAAACACTTCGGGTGTACTGCAACAATGGCTGCGCCATCTGGGGCGAAGCGCGTGAAAAGGGACTCGTGAAGTAGGAGGCTACTTTGACAAGCGTGCGCCATCCTCGTCGCGACGAACGTGGAAGTGTCTGCTGTTGCGGGTGCGGCAAGCCGTTCATCGTCGGGGATGGCCACTTTCTCCTCGGTGATGTCGTTGTACGGGGCGAGCCGTACCTTGCATTCCTACCCTTCTGTACTTGGACGTGCCTTCTCAATTACCACCCCACTCTTGGCGAATGTTGATGGAGGATCAAGTGGAACCGTCTGTACTTCGTCAGAAGCGAGACCCGTTCAGGCATCTTCTGCTGCACCTCAAGGCCCTTATCTTGCTGAACCTACTCGCCGTGCTCATTGCACTGGTGAGAATCCTCAACTAAAGGAGGCCACTATGTACGAGAAGATTCTTCTCGCGCTCCTAGTCGGCTTCCTCTGCGCCCTTCTGTGGAAGGGCGAGGTGAAGTCGGCACCTGCCACCCGCTCCGAAAAGGATCTGGTGGTTCCACTGTGTAGCTTTGGTCCGCTTTATGGGCCGTGGACGGAGGCACCATGCGAAAGGCCATAAAGTACGTTCTCAACACGCTTGCCTTCCTCGTTTTTGTGTGGATGTGCATCGTGGTTCTCAAGCTTGTTACGCCCTACGCTCATTCACACGAATTTTATTCGAAGTGGATGAAACCCCATAAGCCGACGGAGAGCTGTTGCAATAACCGTGACTGCTTCGAGGTGGAGGGGAGGAAGCTCCCGAACGGGCGCTATCAGGCATTTGTTGACGGGGAGTGGATAGACATCCCACCTGAAATCGTGCTTGACCCTCTCAAGCCCGAAAATCAGTCACCGGGGGGCTACCACCTCTGTCGTGACCCATTGACGAAAGAACTCTTTTGCTTCCGCGAGGAGGAAGTTAAGATGTAGGCACACGGCTCCTCCCTCCCGTGTGCTTAAACTGGAAGGACTAGAAATAGCCCTTCCTTTCTTTTAACCAAATCTAGGGCATGTTTTCTTGCCCCGCTCCTTTCTGTTGTACTTTGCCATTGTACAGTATTACAACATCTTTTGTTTTTCTGCCGTACTCTAGCATTTCCTCTATAGTTTCTGTGCTGTAAATATCTACCGTTAAGCCGTGTTTTTGGTGTACCCATTTGGCGGTTCTGTCTTTCACTACATATTTATTTCCATCTACTAAAGCAATACTTCCTAACGGTATATCTCTATCACTTACCGCTACTGCTCCGACATGAGGGTATTCCCCGTTTGCCATAGTGTCCCCTGTCCATCCGTATTTTGTAACACTTGCTGTGCCTTTGTATATTACTTCCTCCTCGCCCACGCACTCTACTACTTCTAATTCGCACGGGCTTGGTAGTTCTTGCTGTGGTGCCTCGTAGCTAATGCGGTAAGGCTGTAATAGCACGGCTATTGCCGCGGTTACTATAATCGCTCCTAGCACTGCGTTGCGTATAAACGCTTCGCGCTTTTTTGCTCGGCGCTCGCGTCTGCGTCGGTAAGTATCTCGCGTTAGCCATTCGGGTATATCGTATTTCATAGTTTTAATTTCATCTCTTTATCTTAATTAGGTTCTAAAATAGCGATTATTGGCTGCTTCCCGGAGTCTTTTAATCGGTGGATACTCCGCTCTCGCTGGTGGCGCGCTGTCCTGCCATTTTAGGAATGCCTCACTGTCCGGTACTCCTAAACCCTGCTCTCCCATCCAGTTCAATATATCCTCAATATACTTTTTTAGTTTTACTCTGGACACCCCCGCCAGGGAGATGGTGGTTTCACGTTTCTTGCCGTGTATGTCTGTGAAGAAATGAGAGCCCAGGAACTCTGCTTTGAGTGCGTTGTGGACTTCCCTTACATCCTGCCAACGAGTGTTTTGTAACAGGTTGTATGGTAGGACGGCTCCCCGGTAGAAGCGGTGCATTCTTGCTGAAGCAACGTCAGTTGCCTCAATAAGAATTGGTTTCCCCTCCATTTTGTCAAAAAAAAGAGATTCCTGGTATTCAGAGAAGAAAGTAATCTTTCTGGCAATTACTCTAGCGTGAAACCGGGCCATCACTCCTTGCTGGTCACTGTTTTCATTTAGTAAGTCTTACGACCGGCCTCCCATCCACCTCGACGATCTGTGGTGGCGTATAGGGTGCCCAATTCTTCAAGTAATAGCGGTAGTTTTTAGTTCCCGGAATGAATCCGCTCTTCTCCTCATCGAACAGAACACCTTTTCTTTTAAGATCATTGATCCTCGCTCCGAGGCGCAGCGTGAGGCCGGATTTAATACAATCGAAGTTATCTATGTATCCCTGCTCTTTGAGAATGCGCAGGACGCGGGCGTTTTGACTAGTTTTCGTCATCGAAAGGGCTGGCTATATCTTCTCCAAAGTCAGGGGGTAACGACCCGTCAGAGTTACGATCTGGCCTTCTGTTACGATCTAGCCTTCTGTTGCCTGATAAATGGCCGTGAATGTCCGAAAGAAGGGTCTCAATGGCCTGTAAACGGGCAACCAAGGGGCTTATGTCGACTCCTTGGGGGGTTTTAGGGGGGAGTTTGAACTTCTTTTGTATGTTCCCGTTGTACTCCTCCTCGTAAATCTCCAATTCTTGAGTCGTTCCTTCCCACTTATCAGGAGGAAAGGGAAGGAATCCTGATACCCATACATTCGGACCGAACTCCTTGGTAATGAGACTGGTGCGGTATGAAGGCTTGCCCCATTTGTTTACGATCTTCGTACCGTCCTTCTTTACGTCGGTAAACGTACATTTGGTAATAGTTATTGGTCGGGTCATAGAGTTGGTAGGTCGTTTATTATCTTATAAAGTCCCAAAGCGTGTAGGAATGCTTGTTTGTTGGTCTCGTAGGCATACGACTCCTTCACCTCGAAACCTCCGTCTTTTCTAAGGTTGATAATCATGTTTCCATCAAAGGAAACGTCAGGGTACATCTCTTCGTGCATTAACTGATACGCCGCGGTTTGAAAAAACATAGGCCAGTAGATTGCGTTGTTGGTCTTAATGTCACCGATGTACCTTTTCCAATTCATTTCAAAGATAAGGTCGCAGGTTCCGGCAAACCAATAATTCTTAGAGTACATACGTTTCTCGGCTGCGAGGAAAGTCACGTTGTTTTTCTGCGCCCATTCCGCAAACGGTTTAATTGAGTCAGGGTACGCCGCAAAAGGTTTCCCTGCGTACCTTTCTAAGCATTGGACTACGAAATTCTCCACAATGGAGTGTGTATCGGTCCCCTTACTCGCCGCGTCGTCTTTCTTCCTACGATGAGCTGTTTTAGCTTGGTTAAGGTCTTCCTCGGTGACGCGATACATTCCATCGCCTGGTTCCGTTTGATTCCAGGAGCAGTTTTCACGGATGTACTTTACTGTTTCGTTGGCCGCCCATTGGATCAACGAGGGTTTCGCTATGATCTCCAGAACACTCGTCACACCGATAAGGGGCGAGCCGTCCAACGTGTAGAGATGTTTCTTCTCGTCAAAAATAAAGCTCGATGACTCCACAGTGAGGACAGATTTGTCCTGTGACTCGTCGGGCTTCGATTTCGATACTCGACCAGGTTTCTTTACAGATTTTGCATTCATGTAATGCGGTTATGTATTTAGAAGGGGTTTTTTGCTGGTTTTCTTCGGAGGTCATGTTTCATTTTTTCAATTATTTTCCTCTCTTCCTCTGGAGTAGCAAGGCCCCATATTCTATTGCACTTCAGACAGTATCCCCAGATTATAAGATCACTGTAGTGTGTTGGGTTTTGGCAAGTCATTATATGGTTGCTACCTTC